CTTAACAACAGAACCAAAGAATGCCCCTTATGAACGTCCACCAGAGATTGTAGATCCTATAGAGGCTATAGACTCCCACATTGAAAATCTTCTGCGTGATGGGGCTATGGAAGACATCCTCTACTTTCTAGAGTTTGGTGTAGACTTAGTTACTATTGTACAAGGCATACTTCGTAGTGCTGTAATGTCAGGTATCCATAGTATTGATGTAAGCCTAGTAATAGCCCCAGTACTGCATGAGTATATCAAAGGCTTTGCTGATGCAGCAAACATCAAGTATGAAGAAGGCTTTGAAAATAAAGAAGGTAAGGCTGCTATCTCTTATCAAAGAGATGTTGCTCGTGCTAGAAAGCTTATGAATGAACTTCGTGAACAAGAAGGTGAAGACATTCCTACTACAATGGAAGAGCTGAAAGAAGAGCCTGAAGAGTTACCTGCAGTAGAAGAAGAACCAGCTAAAACTGGTCTAATGGCGAGGGCATAAAGATGGGATTCAGTTGGATCGGTGCCAATAGATGGGCAGACGAAGTAATACAAAATAAAAAAGACCAAGAGGAGTTTAACAAAAGGGTTAGGCTTCAACGTGAAGAAGCTATTCTAGCCAGCTACATCAAAAACAGTGGGCCTTCTGGTACTGGTACTAATAAAAGTACAGGTGCTCTTGAAAAAGCAACAAAACTCCAAGATAGAATTGACGATTTAAACATCAGTGACGAAGGTCTGAGAGGGTATTTTGACAACATTCTATCAGACCCTTATGCAGCTGCTGATGTTATGGATTTTCTAGAAGATCAAGCTAAAAACTACGATAGGGTTATCAAGCTTCAGGACTTACCTAATATAATTAATATTGTAAACTCTCCTGCAAGTACTCAGGAAAAGTTTGATCTGATAAAAGAACTTGATGTAGTTGATCTTACAAACAAGAATGACTACTTAAAACTTGCAACTAAGGTTGCAAACATGACTGGTAAAGAAGGTCGTACAGTATTTATTGACGTACCTGAAACAGTTATTACAAAAACTGATTATACTGCGAGGGAAAAGCAGTTTGAAGGTGTGCTTCAAGAGGTTGTTAGAGCAGCTAGAGTAGGCTTAGAAAATAATCCAAACAGAGTTGAAGTTGCAAATGCAATAAGAAATCTTGACTCTTCTAACCCAGAAGTAAGAGCAAAAGCTAGAGATTATCTACTCTCTACAACTATTACTGAAGAGTTCATTACCAGTTTAGAAAATGATAATCCAACTGCTTATCGTGGTTTGTCTAAGAACTATTTAATTAAGCCTTACATTACAATTTCAACACCACAAAATGAGGTAACGTATCCAACACCTCCAGCTGAGGCTATTGCTGCACTTCAAAATAATCCCAATTTAAAAAGGGACTTTGAGTTGAAATATGGACCAGGATCTGCTGACGAGTATTTATAATGGCAAACTTTTTTGATCAATTCGATTCACAGGAAGAACCAACAAGTAACTTCTTTGATCAATTTGATACATCATCTGTGCAGGAACCAGCTCTACCTGATCCAGGAACCTATACAGAAAATGATATGGTGGAAGACGATAGAATGTTTTCCATCATTACTAAGTATATGACTGACCGTTATGGCATTCAAGCTATAGAGGGCAATAGTCGTGAGAAGATTGTAGATGACTTCCTAGATAATCGTCGTGGTGTGTCTTCAGGTAACTCTGTACGTGGTCTGTCTGAGATGGACTATCTAAATGATATCATTGATGATCAGGACAAAACTGCCAATGCAGCTGCAGCAGCAGCTCTATTTGAAAACATGGCAAACCTATATGGTAAAGAGACCACACTAGGTGAAAAAGTCAGAGGCACTGGAGACTATGTTCGTACAGTATTATTAGACCCTATTAACTTAGCTGGTGGTCTTATTGGTAAGTTTATCGGTGGTGGTGCTGTACGTTTAGGAACTCAAAGTGCTAAAAAGATTGCTCTGAAAGAGATGTCTAAGAAAGCAGCTACAGGTGCTAGTACAAAGACTGTAAATGAAGTTGGTAAAAAAGCATTTATCAAAGCTGTAGACGGTGCAGGTAAAGCCACAACTCAACAAGTGGCAGAGTACTCAGCTCAACTACTATCATCTCGTGGTATCAAACGTCTGGCACAGAAAGGTGCACTGGCTGAGATTGCCACCACAACTGGTATTGATGCTGCAGTAAACGTAGGTATGGAATACCTGTACCAAGATGGACTTATCGAACTGGGTGTTCGTGAGGACTTTGACAAGTTTGCTATGGGTATTGCAGCAGTAGGTGCTACAGCTATAGGTGCTGTACAGGGAACTAAAATTATGCTTCGTGGTAGCTCTGATGTAGCTGCACCATCTGTATCTGTAAACGTTCCTGAAGCCAAAGACGTTATGAAAGAACTGTCCGAGTCTATTCAGGAATACGTCAAGTCTCAAGTACCAAAAGGCAGCACTTGGAAAAACAAGATCAAAGGTGGTGTAGAGCTAAAAGATCTAGACACTGACTTCTTTGTTGACCTATTACTTGGTCATGTAGACGACGAAGGTAATGTAGTTCTGAAAGGTCTGGCACAGATTGCACAGGAACGTGGCCTTGTGTTTGCAAAACGTGGTGATGGAGATCTATACAGCAACTGGATGGCAGATGTAATTAAGCAGTCTGATCCAGCTGATATCAAAACGTTTATAAAAGCTTTTGAAAAGTCTACAGGTAATAAGCTAAAACAAGCTAAGTCTCTCACTATTGATGAGTTTGCTGATACCTTTGCACTAAAGATGAATGGTGCTGCTAGAGTCCTTAATGCAGCATCTCAGGGTGCAAAGCTAAATGGTGTAGCTATCAAAGATGTGCAGATTGCAGAGATGATAGATACGGCACTTGACCTTGGCTTTATCAAAAAGACAGATGAGTCTAAGGTAGCAGGTCTGTCAGAAAAACTTCCAGACTTCATTCGTAATAACCAAAACAGAATGATCAGGATGCTTGTGTCTAACCCATCTACCAGTGCACTCAACATGATTGGTTGGGGTGCTAATGCTGGTCTTGGAATGGTCTCTGATGTAGCCCTAATGACTGTACATGCTGGCAGAGGTACACTAGCTAAAGCTATTGGTATGGAAAAGGCTGGAGAGAAGTCTTATAGAATTGCTAGGTCTTTGTTTGAGTCTAACGCATTTCGTGTAAGACTGTTGTTTGATCCAGACATGACTCATGCTGCATTTGAGTCAGCACTAACTAGGAACTCTGAAGCATTACAAACACTATCTAGCACACTTCCAGGTGGTATTGATAACGTTACCAAGCTTGTAACTGATGGTAAGTTTACCCCCAATCAAAAACTTATAGGTCAAAAACTTGATGATGGTGTAGACCTCATTCAAACACTAACCTTTGTTAAAGCTCAGGATAGCTTTACCAAGTCTCAAGAGTTTATCTTTCAAATGGACAAGCAATTGAGGCTAGTTACTGGCAAAGGTTGGACAGAGTTTTACAGCTGGGAAGATGCTTATAAATTTATGAGCACTAAAGAGTATGCTCAGATGGAAGCCAAAGCTGTAGACAGAACTTTGGAAGCTATCTTCAGTAAGTCCTACAAAGGGTCTGGACTGGTAGGTGAAGTAGCTGCTGTCATCGAAGATGCTAGAAACATTCCCGGGGTTGGTCTACTTATTCCGTTTGGTAGATTCTTCAACAACACTGTGGATTTTGGGCTACAAGCCACTGGACTTTCTATTGCAGGTAAGGCTGTAGGCAAATACTCAGACAAGAGTTATGGAGAGTTGTTTACTAAAGCTGCAGTGTCTTGGGGCATGGCATCCTCTATGGTTCAGAACGAACGAGAAAATCGTAGAGCTGGTCTAGGATTGTTCCAAGAGTCTATCGGTGGTGAAGTTGTAACTCGTCAATATGACTACCCAGTTTCATTCTTCAAAGCTTGGGCAAGAATTGGTTCTTACTACATGGATGGAGAAGAACCACCTGCAGAGCTACTGCAACAGATTGCTAGAGACTTTACACTTGAGGGTGTCCTAAGAAACCTAGACACAACTCAACAAGATGTTACTGCTATCTTTTTCCACATGTTCCAAGGCGACATGAAAGAGATGTGGAGAGCTTTTGGTAAGTCTGGGGGAGGGATAGTTTCACAGCAAGTATCAGCTGTTACTCGTTTTGTAGAACCTGTAAACACACTGGCTGGTATTGCTAGAGGTGAACAAGCTAGACCAATTGATAGATATCAAGGAAACAAATTCTACAATGACTCTGTTCGTTATATTGACAATATTATTCCACTGTTTACTGGTGAACCAGTCGGTGAGACACTTAAGTCTGCAGCAGCAGGAGAAGCTGATATTACATCTACAAAGTCACTAGGTGTAAGATCTATCAGACTTACAGATACTCAACGTGTCATGAACATGATGGGGTATGATCAGTTTGATATTAATGCTGCCAGAGCAATTAGGACTAAAGCTCCAGAAGCTGCTAACGAATACAATGGTATTTTATTTGATATCATTGAGGCTAAGTCATCAGCCTTGATGGACAGTAAAGCATTTAGAAAAATGACTACTGAAGATCAGAGAAGGTATTGGAAAACAGATATACTACCTGAAGCAAAAGACTTAGCTAAAACATTTTTGTATCTTCAGTACTCAGGTCCACTTGACACTATAGATCTGCAGTATGAGTTAGCTGGCAAGTACAATAATAAAAAACTAGATGATGCTATTGAAGAACTGAACTTCAGTGGTGATATAGGAGATATGACCAGAGCTGAATTATATGTCTTGAAAGAATATCTTGATGTAATCGACACAATTAAACTACTAAAAGTTCCCGAGGAGGTTGGGGCAAAACAATATAGTAGATAATAAAAAGGGGGCTTCGTGCCCCCTACTTTTTTGATTGCTGTTGGATAAGTGCTTCGAGATACCAACGAGCTTTCTTTAGATCTTCTACACCGTTCTTGTAACGCCATCGGTGTAAATACTTTGCAATATTACCTCGAAAGTAACCTGCAAGTTCATCATCACTGAGAAAGTCTTTGATATAATCAATGCACTCAATAGACCCCTGACCGTAGTGTTGGGGGTTATTTACATTGTCATTCATAGTTCTACCAGTTC